ATGGGTCTTAATTTTCTTGATAGCCCAGTCATAATGACTTGAAGTTCCACTCACAAAATATGAACCAAGCACACTCCCTTATGAGGGCGGGGGGTCATTTTGGCGACTCCCCCTCCCCCCATCAAGGCTCAAGAAAACAAATTAATCTTCAACTTCAAACGTTTGATAGAAGTTTGTTCCATCCATTTGAAGGATTCGATCAATTGTTTTCTCAATTTCTTCAACTTCAAGATTTTCAGTCAAAGAATCTGTCGATGTGCACAGCCTAGCCACCAGCCCACAGGTGTGGTACCCATGGGTGGTGTCGTAAGCAAACCATTCGTCCCAAGAAGTCCTTGGATCGTAAGGATTGTCTACTGTGCTTAGCATCCTAGCCATGATAGACCTCCTGTGTAGAGGCCCTGTGAGTAGTGGTATACCATGGTATGGGCTACCCTACCTCTAGAGCACGGTGTACTGATGATGTTGAGATTCCCAAAGCTTCAGCAATTTCAGAAGCAGTCTTGCCCCTGCTGCTCATAGCCTTAGCTCTGGACACCATGCTGGACGATAGCTTAGGCTGAGCCCTTGGTGTGGCTAGCTCTCTCACTACTGATTCATCAGCCAATTCAAGAACCTTGTTCAAGGCAGCCTGTGAGATAGCACCCTCTTGGATAGCTCTCCATTCTCGAGGTGTGATAGCGAAAGGCTTCTTGCCAGCCCCCGTTCTTGAACGGGCCTCGGCTAAAGCCTGGCGGCGGGCCTTAGATAGGCGCTCTTTATCTTTGGCCAATGTTGGATCAGCTTGCTTCTGAGCCCTAACAACGGCGTCTGCCAGTACCTGAGCCTGGCGTTCTCGGGGTTTGTTCCGGAGTGCCTCGTTAACTTTTGACTTGAGGGACTTAACCTCAGGGGCATAAGTCTTGGAGGCCTGGGGGTTTTTCCGGACAGAGGGGATAGTTAGTGTAGCCTTCCTTGCTTCATTGGCCATGGCCTTAAGCTCATTGGAATGATTGGCATACACTGTCTCAATTGTACTGCCATCCTTAGAAACCAGGGAGAATGCATCATGAGTCTCGGCTAGCTTCTTAGATTTAACAATACTCTTCTCTGTCTTCCAACCTTTAATAGTCTCCCCGTCTTCATCGAAGATGGGTTTCTTATAGGTCTTCCCCGTTTCTTCCCAAACCTTACGGCCTGTCTTCTTATCGATAGGCCCACCCTTTGAAGCAGACCGGGCTTTTCGATCAGGAAGGTAGGCAGTAGAACCAGCACGGGAAATCAGAGTGGATGCCCCACCATTTGATTTACCCTGGTACTTCTTCTTGAGGGCTGGGATTCCATTATCAAGCTCCGACTGCTTGTAATTCAGATGGTGTTTCTGCGCATCGATTACAACCATGGAGTGTCGAACTGCCCGGGCAATCTCAGACTGAGTGGCACCTTTGATGGTCATGTCGGTAATCAGATTCGATACCTCACCCATCTTAAGCTGCTTGTTCTTGTCTGACATCTTGGGCATCCCTTCATACCCAGGGTATGTAGCTTTAGGATCAAAGTCCTTCAGCCCTTTAAGAGCCGGGGAGGTCTTGACCTTACCGCTATTGTTTGGGATACAAAGGACCGAGTCACCATCGAAGTCTGCACCAGACAGACGTTCTGCAACCTTGGGGTGGATTCCAATTGCGTCCTTAACCTTAGTCCCTATTGCTTTTCTGGCATGGGGGTTTTTATTGTTGACGGTCAATTCAGGAATCTCGAAGCGTCCACCATGAGGGTGGCGAACCAGGACAACCTTCTCCCCATGTTTGAAGTTGGGGGCGTAAACCTCCGTGGTCTTCATCTTAGGTACGGGGAGAATTACTTGGCTTGCCTGCCTTGGAAGAGATGCAGCCTTAAGATCCACGGCGTCAGAGTCTACTGAGTCTGCGAAAGACTGCAGTAGTTTCTTCTTGACGGAGGGATTCGTAAGAGCCATGATCTCTTCAAATTCAGCACGGCGCTTGTCTCGGACTTTCTGCAGCTGCTGCTTGGCAAGAGAGACGGGCTGCTTCGAAAGGAACTGGGAGCTCAAGGTCTTGGACCAGTCTCCCCAGGTTCCTTCGTCGTTGACGATGTTCATTGCGGACAGCTTCTTCTTACCGTTCTTGTCGGTGTAGTGAAGCTGCTTGCGAATGACAGAACCGAATGGGTTTGCAGGGTCACCAGTCTGCGGCTTGAGGGCATCCAACTTATTCCCAGTGGGCTTCTTGTTGGTGTTGAACCGGAGATCATATCCCTTGGGAATGTCATCCGAGTACATTGCCATACCCTTGAGGTAGTGCGTGCCATCAACAGAGATGCGAACCTGGGCATAGTTGGAAGCGCCGAGGGACAGGTCTTTGACTCCTCGTCTGACCTCGATTACGCCGTCCATATCAGCACCACCCTCAGGTCCGTAGCGAACCTTAACCCGCTTGCTTGAAACAGCGGTGGGCTTCTCGATGCCGTAGACGGTACGACCCCCGTCCTCAATGTTGACACCGGGGGCTTTAATCTCGCCCCGCTTAGCAAGAACCGTCTTGTAGTCCATTCCCGGAGGAACAAGGACCTTCATCTCGGTCTGTTTGCCAGTGGTCTGCTGAGTGACCTTCACCTTGTGGACATGATAACCCTCAGCCTCGAGCATGGCGGTTGCGGTCTTCATCTTGGTGCTTGTGACACCCATGTTGACCTCAACGCCGAGCCCGACGTCTACTAGACCGTCCTTACCAACCTCTTTCTTGAGCTGTTTGGCCAGAGCTTCAGTACTCCCCGCCCTTTCTTTGAGGGTGGGGTCTAAAAGAGCTCGAACGGAGGACTCGTTGATGCCCATTCGACGGCCGATCGCCGTATTGGACATCCCCTTTTCCTTCAGTCGGGCCACCATTGCCACGTCAGCCTTACGCTTCTCGTTCTTAGCAATGGATTTCTGGGCTCGAAGCTGGGTGGTGGTCATTCCAAGGCCCTTGGCGATCTCAGTCTCACTGAGTCCCTTGGCCTTGAGGTCCTTGATAGTCGACAGAAGGTCGCCTGAATGCTGATGGGGGTCTTTTCCAGAGCCCCAGGGATAACGGCCGCTCTTGCGCTTTACGCCGTAGTGGGCCAAATCCGTCATATTAGGCTTCCTCCTCCTTAATCTTCTCGATTATCTTGTCGAAGCTGATGATGGTACCCATAATGGGGGAGATTTCATCGCCCTCGGGGTTTGCGATCAAAATATCATCATTCTGGTAGATCCGGAGCTCGTAATTGATCTCGCCGGGCCTCACATCATACTCAAGGCAGAAGAGGGCGGCGTAAATCATGAGCTGATCGATCTTGGCGGGAGTCACCCCGGTCTTCAGATCGTGGATGCGAAGTAGCCCCTTGTCAAAGGAGATAGCGTCAGCAGTACCAAAGCAGTTGACCGAGTAAAATAGGACTTGCTCCGGCTCCATCCGAAACCCAATAGCATCGTTAACATAGTTGTTGAATGTCACCTTGTTTCGGGGCATGCGCATCTTCAGACGAATGTGCTCTGCAGCGAGCTCGTGAAGACGGGTGCCTTTTGCTGCGGCCTGGGATGTCCGGAAGGACTCGATCAACTTCTCTGGAGAGTAATTGAGCCAGTGATACTTACTGGCGGAGAGGAAAGCATGGGCGCCACTAAGCGCAGAGTGATCGTTGAAGTTCATCTAGAATCTCGCTCTCATTCTCGGGGTAGATGAATGCTGCATACGACATTGCGTGCATGGTTCGAACATAGTGTGCTTGGTTCGGACGGACTGAGGCATACTCGCCTCGCTTCACTTCAAGGGCCGCCCACTTATCCTTGTGGAGGATAATCAGATCGGGTATGCCTTGAATGTAGTTGGGGTCGTTCTTGAGAACGATACACCCAGGCAGCATCTTACCCAGCTTCTTGATCAGCTGGGCTTGAAACTGAGACTCACGCATAGTTGTGCTCCTCTGGGTAAGCCTATAAGAAGGGATAAGCTTTATTTATTCCTTCTATTCATTATATGCCGAGTTCGCGACATGGGGCAGGGACACTAGTAGATACCCCTATGTTTCGATATAGGTGGGGTTTTGTTACGGATGTGACTAATGTGAAAATTCGATCGATAAGCATTATTAAACATCATCAAATATGCTCAAACAAGGGCTGGACCATTTTTTTGTGAAAAAACCTATACTATATATATATTAAAAAATCATCATCATCAATTAAGTATATTATTTCACAAAAACTGGTCCACCCCCACTTTTCGTTGCAATTCCAAGGAAAAGTCGGGGTCGCTAAAAACCCCCTGGACCACTTTTCTGGTCCACGGCCGTTTTTGAGTCACATTAGTCACATCCGTAACATCAAAAAGTGGTCCAGGGGGTTCAAAACTGGTCCAACGGACCACCTACTTCAAGGCGAATGCCCGTTCATTGAAGACTTTTTTCGCCCTCAGCGAACGTTTCACCGCCTCATCGATCGAAGAATCACTCTCAAGGAAGTAGTATTTCAACTCCTTGTAAGGCGTATTCAGTCGGTCGATCCTTCCCTCGCACTGCTCGGTGACTCGCCAGGAATAGTTGTAGGACCAGAAGAGAACCGTATCGGTACTAGTACAGTTCCATCCCTCTGCTGCCGAGGTGTACTGACAGATATAGATCCATCGGTCTCCTCCTGGTAAAGCATCGTGCCTATGTCCATTCCATTGCGCCGTAGGCAGTCCAAGCCGAGCTGCAACTGTAAGTATTCGCTCGAGTTCATAGTCGTAATTGTAGAATACGATAACTCTCTCATGGCTTGCGAGAAAGCGGAGGGCTTTGTCTGAACGCCAGTCATTGTCACTCACTACCTTTCGTAGGGTTCTGCAGACCCCACCTGCATCTCTAAGGGGCTCATTCGTCCAAGGATCCATTCGAGTCTTCACAACTCGCTTGTAGAGCTCTCTATCGTACTCACACGGGATACGATGCCTCACACGAGTCGTATGACGCTCCACCGGCATCTCCACGAGGATACTCCGCCGCAATCGCTGCAGCTTAGCCTCCCCCACGTATTTCTTGACCTTGGGGTATTTTGCGAATCTGTCAAATATGACGTGATCATCCAGGAACTCAGTCCGAGTCCTGTAGAAACCGTGTGCCATGAATACCGGGAGGTAGTCCAACCAGACATCTCCAGGGGTTGCTGAGAGCATGATCCAGGTGTTCTTCTTCGTTATCTTGAGAAACTCCTTGACCCAGCGCCCACTGCCAGAAGCACGCTGCTCGTCAAAAAAGAATACCGCGTGTTCCCGGTCCGAGTACTTCCCGATGTTGTTCCACGAGTCCACGACAATCCGTGAACCAGTGAAAGAACACTCAGGATCTGTACTCAGACCGAGACGCGCAGCTTCTTCCTCCCACTCAAGGGAGTCCCGCTTCTTAGCGGTTGTGATGACGTACAGCGTAGGGGAGCCCTTGACTCGTTTCTTAGCCAAGGACCCCCCTTTCTTGAACGAGGCGGCGTTACAAACCGACGTGAGATACCACGCCAGGCTGGTCAGGGTCTTCCCTGAACCAACGCCACCCGCCAAGATGCTGCCGTTTTGCAGTTGACGCACCGCCTGAATCTGCTCAGGACGATACTCAACCGTCATTCTATCCGAGTTCCTCCTCCACCTCCGCAAATATGCGGTCCATGGCGTCGTTGTACTCTGCCCACTGCTTCTGTCGGTACTCCCGGATAGAAATACACTCGAGATTGTCAGGGGCGATGTTCTCCCAGTCGCCGTCCTTTGGAACGACGTAGTGCTTGTATGGGATCGCTCCGAAGAACGTGTACCATACTACGTGGTGCGCCCTGTAAGAGGAGCTCTGACCATCACAGAACAGATTCACACGAGGTGTTCCACGATGATCATATGTGAGCTTCTTGATCTGCTGAGTCCCGCCATGACGAATACGGCCCAGAGTCGAGACCTGGTATCCTTCATAAGCGGCGGGGGCATCAAACCACTCCTCAGTCACACGTGCATCCTCTTGACGTGGTCCAGAAGGTACTCAGTGGCAATCTTCCCCTCACGAACCCGGAGGCGAACCTCCTTGGTCGAGTAGAAGTGTTCGATCTCAGAGCCGTTCACGAAAGTGAAGTGCAGAAGCCCCATCGAGATCTCAGAGACCCGCTTCAGCTTCTTCTTCACCCCCGAGACATAGACCCACACAGCCTCATCAGCACGGAGCTGCTCCTTGATGTCATTGACTTCGGTGTAAAGCGTCTCGACAGGGTCCACAAGCCAGGAATTGGAGTTCTTCTGGTAGATGAACTTCTGGTTCGAGGTGACCTCGACCTTGAGAATGCAGTCATACGCCCACCGCTTGAGGTAGATGAAGTAGTTCCCGGGCTTCGCCAGGTTCTGCATCATGCCCATGAGAGTGTAGAACTGCTCATTGTACAGAACCACAACATCCTTGAGGTTGTCGAAGGTCTCCTTGATGTAGAAGTCCTGGAAATCGATGGGCGAAAGTTTCTTCTCAGACTCCACTACTGGCTCCTTCCTGATCGCACGGTAGTACCCCCGCTGCCCGTCAGCACTGGGGGTAAATTCAAACTCGAGGGTGTCGATATCAGTGTATACGACCCGCTCAACATGCTCGTCGTTAGGGGCCACAGTCACGACAGCAGTCCCATCTTCGATCTGCACTCCAGTAGCCTCAAATGCGTGGCCACCTCCACCTTCGATCATCACACAGAAGTAATTCTTCCCGTAGATGGAGTTCAGGAGGAGATTGAAGTAGTCCTCGGCCTTGTAACGATCTTGAATTACACAATCCACTTCGTACTCCTCTTTCTTCTCAAGCTTGATTGCAGACCATTGGGTCTGAGGGCGATACTGAACGAACTCCCATTCCTCGATGTCATCCACCCAAACGTCATTCTTTCCCCACTCGGTTCGGAATTGGATATGCAAAGGCTCCCGAGGGTCACCAAACATATCAATCCAGTAGTCAATGACGTCGATAGTGCCCTTGTGCGGGAAATATACGGGCATCCGGTTCCCACACTTACGAGTCTCAGTAATGTGAGACAGGAACTTCATCCCCGAGAGAACCCGGGGCTTCTTGTAGAATCCTTCTGTATTCAGTTCCATCTCAGTCCCACCTGCTTCCTTCCATAACCATCCCTGCATTACGAATGATCCACGTCGGCTTCCCGCTGAGTCGAGTGTGATCCCGAATGATTACCGTCTCGTTGTCAAATACCAATGTGAGTCGCTCATTGGGCTTGGACCCGATAACAACATACAGCCGATCCTCGCCAGTCACCTTGGTAAAGGAATAGACGATATAAGGCATACCGCCCCACTCGACTACATCCGGACGGTAGCCAAGCTGCTTCCAGTGGTTGTAGTACTCCTTCCACCCGAGCTCAACGAACTCATCGGCGAAGTAGAGGAAGGTGCCGTCGCAGTAGAATGGGTCCGAGATATCGAACAGCTTCTTCCGCCCCTTCGAGTCTACAGTCACCATGCGGTGCTTCCCCTCGAACTTACAGAGGATGTCTGTGATGAAGTAGACCTCCTCACGGAACTTCAGCTTGGGGAAGTTCTCCTTGTTTCGCTCATCACTCAGGTCCTGAATATAGGCCTGGAGCTCGTCGATAGGGATGGGGCCCTTAGTAATCTTCCAGTCGCTCACTTGTTTGACGCCTTTCGCTGTCGCTTGGGAATATCGTACTCGTCAAGAAGGTAGTCCATGAACCGGGCGAACTGCTCAGCGAAATCGTCTGCGAGCTCTCGGTTTCGAACCATGGGGATACTGATGAGGAAGTTGTAGCCGTTGCCGCTTCCAGCAGAGCTACGAGGCATCACCTTGACATGGGCACGGAGCTCACGTCGCTGGGGGTGCTTGATGAAGGCCAGGACGATATCCTTACCTGAGATCTTGGGTCGATCGGGGTACAGCTCCGTACGAGGGGTCTTTCCCTCAGCCCGATCCTTCGCTCGAGCCATAGCAAGAGCCTTTGCCTCAGCAGCATCGGCCTCCTCCACGGCCTTACGGATGTCGTCAGCAGTAACAATCAGTCGATTCGCCATTGTGTGTCCTTTCTATTGGCGAACCCCGGGGCCCTTTTACAGACCCCGGGGCATCAAATCAGAAGCGGCGCATCTCTCGGATAAAGATCCAGATGAGCCAGAATCCCCCCGTAAGAGCAATCATTGTGCAGTCAAACAGGAAGTTGAATAATCCGTAGCGCCGCATATCAGGCAGCCTCCTCACCGTCAGCGTACTTGGCGTCAAGCGGGTCCTCGGCGATTGTGACATACATGGTGCCCAAATATGCCTTGACGCCGGTGTTGCCGTTTGCCTCCCAGACATAAGGGTTGATCGTCAGATCCACGTTCAGGATCTCGACATAGTCCAGCGAGTCGATCGTCTGCTCGTTGAGGAAGACCTTCCGGCGAGTGATATTGGGGATGCAGACCACCTTTGGAGGACGGGCTCGGTAAGAGGCCTCCACCTTGAGATACCAGGTCACAGCATCCGGGTCATTCCGAGACTCCCGGGACTTAACATTCCAGCCGTCTCGCTGAAGGTTCTCGACCATGTCCTCCGGGATCTCAACACAGAAGGTGCGCTTAGTGCCCCCAGCGAAAGGACCAGCGGCGGAGAAGTCCTTGAAGAAGATACGGGCATTCTCGATAGTGAGGTTGTTCAGTCGTGCCATTGTGTGCTCCTTAAAATATCAGGCTCGGAGGTCGGGGTGAACAGAGGACGGGCCCATCTCAGCCAGCTTGAGTACTCGGCTAATGAACCGGGTGAGGTTCTTCTTCTGCCGGCACTTGAAGAGGACGGTGCGAATACCTTCAGCGAAGAGGATGTCGCCGTAGACGATGTCAGGTCGCTTGTAGAAGCTGACCTCGGTTCCGTCCTTGAGGTCGAAGTGCATCTGGTCGCTGTATCGACCGACCCATGAGGGCTTGAGCGGGCTGCGCTGGTTCACCCACTCCTCGATGAGGACTCCGTCGAACTCATTCGCCTCCTCGATAACATTACCGTTCAGGTCGAATCCGTCGACTGCGCTAGGCTTCTTCTTACCCATGGTGTCTCCTTAGTAGAACTTGATCGCGTTGTTGGGGAACTGGTGAATGGGCCGCTCCGCCAGCTTCATCATAGAGTACATGAAGTCAAGGAACAGCTCAGGGAGTCATATTAGCCATTCCTCCTTAAGCTCAAGGTTCGCCGACAGGACCTGACGCATGAAGTTGCAGGCTATCTGGTACTCCCGGTGGTTGTAGATGTAGATTGGCTTGATCACCTGATCCCCTTCATTAATGAAGATCCGCATGATCATTACCTTGTGAACGCCATCATATGTCACAAGCACACTGTTTCCGTTCGAGTACTGGTGCTCGATGATGTCAATGGAGTTGCAGATGATCAGCACGTCCTCGTGAACGCTAGACTCTGCGTACTCGATACTTCGACGGAATGCCTCGAAGCAGTCCTTGAGGCTGAGGAACTCGCCTTCGATCGTCAGACGATCCTCGTGCGGTACAAGCTTTCCCATGTGTGCTCCTTTCTGAGAAAGACCTATATCCCAGGTTCGGGATATAGGGTTTGAGATCAGTCTTCGATCTCGACGTGGTTTCGTGCTTCCTTGACGGCGTCAACTGTATCGTCGAAGGTCTTTCCGACCTCGCGCTGGACGATGTTACTAGCGGCAACTCCAAGGCCCAATCCACCGAACCAAAGCAGAATCTTTTGGATTCCATTTGCGTTCTTGTAGAATGGGCCGAAGAGGCTACTAGCAATCATACCAGCACCAAGGGAAGTAATTCCGGTGATGACGGTCTTTGCAACGGGTAGCATGAGTTTTCCTTTCGAGTAGAGGGGTCTCATTATACCCACAGTTTCCGACGCGACCCCCGGGCCCTTTTACAGACCCGGGGGATTTGTCAGATTAGGACTCAGGCGTAACTATGCCACCCTGTACAGGTGCTCTGAATCCACCATGCATGCCAACGCATGTCCCAGAACGAGAACTTCCAGACCCAGTGTCCGCATTGCATATCAGACTCCTATCACTGACAGATGGTGTTGAACGGACAGTAGTGGGGGTTGTACCCCATGAAGAGACGCTCGTAGTAGTACCAGCGAATACGGTTCCAGAGCATGAGTTTCCTCCTAGAGTAGTTGAAATATAATCAGGTCCAGTTGACTCGTCCGCAGCCTGCATCCTGCACCCACATACGGTACCAGAGACCGCCGTACAAGTGTACCCAACGCCAGCGTCCGCACATATCACTTCACCTCCTTCTCAGTAAGAGTGAGCGTGGAACGACGGGATGAATCTGGCATCATGACGAGCTCCTTCATCCCAGACTGGCAGAAGAAGAATGCGCTCCACTTGAACCAGTTGAAGTGCAGGATTTTCTTCTCTCGAGGGCATGCTACACGAACATACCCAAGCTCATCCTTCAGCACTCGGGCATTCCAGTACTTACTGACACGTCCGTCAGGTGAGTAGACTGTGAGCGTGAAGTGGTCATGGTTCACCTCGTAGATGATTGGGTCATCAAGAACCGGGTCGCGGTCCTCAATGTCCTTCTCAAAATATGCCAGCCAGTCATTAGCCATCAGTCCCAAGACTCCAATCGTACGGCTCAAGCTCCAAGGGTGAAGGCCTCGAAATCCCCGTATTCGCAGACCGCAGCCTTCGCAGTGTCAGCAAGACCCTCGAAGTATCCCCAGTCGACCCATTCCTTCCAGTCGTCCGGGTGCGCTTCCTTGAACGCTTCGAACTGTACCCACCGGTAACCGGTACTGCCTGATGCGGCATGGTAGTTGCCATCTTTCTCGCGGAGAAGGATCCCGCCTCCACGGTTCACGGGGACGAAGGCGCCGGTCTTACCGACGAACTCCATCTCAGGGTTCTCTTCTGTTCCGTTGTTGAGGTACAGAGCGGTGGTAACGCTCTTGGTTTCCGCCACGTCCTTGATATCGAGCTCCTCCTTCGAGAAGAGTTCCTTGAAGACGTAGGGGTGCTGGAACTGGGCGCCGGTAGCACTCCAGTGTCCGTCACAGTAGTCGACATAGACGGCCTTGTTCACGAGGCACATACGGTCGTAAGTGGCCTCATGCTCGAAGGTGTAGCCGTACTTCTTGCCGAACTCCATGACCTTCTTGATGATCTCGGGAGTTGCCCTCGGGATCTTGATCGAGTCGGTCTTGATATGCGCAACGTCGAAGCCCTGCTCCTGGACAAAGTGCTTGAGGTCTACCATGAATAGCGCACCTCTCTTCGCAACAATATTGTCCACGTTCCTCGGGTCCTTAAACGGATTGGCAAACTTCGCCGCAGTGAGGCCGTACACGGAGTTGATGACGATCTTGAGTGCGAAGGCCAATGCCTCGTAATCGACGCCTTCCTCCAAGAAGGGTGCCAGAGCCCCATCGAGCAGTGCTCGGGCAGATTCGTCATCGTGGTGCTTAATTGCTACTCGGGCTTGCTTGATCTCGCTGAAACGCTTAGTGTATCTGTCTCCGAAGAGGTTGAGACACTCGATTGACGTGGGATGCATGCTCGCAACGTCGAGAAGGGCGACATCGACATAGATCCCTTCCTCGGCGTAGACGTACCCGCCTTCTCCAACTTCTTCACCGCGGTAGGTAGACTTACCGAAAGAGTACTGATAGCCAGGAAATTGCTGTGAGAGATCTGTGTATACGAATTCATCCTGGGGATTCCTGTTCTTCCCGAAGATAATGAACTGACTGTGCTTGTTCGTCGTGTCGTTCGGCGTCAAACCAGACAGCTGGGCAAGCATAAGACGGGCCTGCCAGTCCGCATGGAGGTGATTGAAGACCTCCTCGGTTGCGATAACGTCGTTATCACAGTACTCCGCCACCTCTTCCCAGCGCTCCTCGGGGACATTCTCGTCCCAGGGAAGCCCGAGCTCCTGGTGATGTAGCCCAAGCTCGATCTCCCACTTCTTGAGGGACATCTTAGTGGCTGCGAAGTCGTACACATCAGTGTAGGACAGGTTGTATGCCTCGACGAAGCCGGCCGTGACGCTGTTCTCAATGATCCTCTTACTCAAGTCATACAGCTTGGCGTTGTTGAAGCCCAGCGTACGAGCATAGAGAATATGATTGTCGTACTTTCGGCAGTTGAAGCCGATGAGGCGCATCTCGCAGAGGGCCTCGATCTCCTCGGGGGTGGGGTTAATCATCCGATGCACCACCGGATTGCCCTTTACCTTCCAGTTCACGAGGAACAGGTTCGGGAAGACCTCGACATCGAAGAATACCAGCTCATCAGACGGGAACCCGACGATGTTTACCTCGGGATCCTCGTTTGTGAACGGCATCTCCATCACAGTCTTGATGGCTGCGTCTGCCTGATGCGTCGAGTTCATAGCAAATGCGAGAATACGCGGCTTCAGATCCTTGACGTCATAGATCATGTTCTGATCCTGGGCGTCTCGGAGGATCTTAGCAATGAAATCGATCGAGGGTTTCGTTGCAGGATGGATCTCCTTGCGCAGATTCCTCTCAATCAGGTCTCTCAGCTTCTTCTCATTCGCCATGGTGGTTTTGTTTATCACCTTGCGCTCCTTAAGCGGCAACCCCTCCGAAATATGAGCTACCGGGATGTTGTTGCAGTGCGTCACCTTCCGCCTCAAGGATGAGTCCCCGGTGAAGACCTTGATCTCAATGTCTTCGTCATAGAGACGTGCCAGTTCGGTAGGGTCGCCATCATAAATATAGTGGAGATGGATGCCGTTTCCGCCCTGGCTGGTCTCTGCGTAGGTCGGAGGCCACTTCGAGGCTTCCTGAAGGTTTCGATTCAGGTCCTTCTTACCATCTGTCTTGATATCAAAGTCAATAACAATATGGTTCTCAGGGACCTTGACGTAATGGACCTCGTGGGTATCGATGTCCTTCAGAGTAGTGCGAACGTTCGCCCATCGGAACTGCGGAGTTCCAGAAGGCCCTGCTTGCTGAGCCGGGCACTCCATGAGGACTTCGTCAAGAAGGGATTCTTCCTGATCGAGGTCGAGGGAGTAGGGTTCTTCCGGAGAGGCTTCGAGCTCTGGATCATCGAGGAGGTGGCTTCGGAATCCTGTGTAAATATTCCGGAGTTTCCCATCTTGATGGTTGAGCCGTGGGTGGAACTCCTCGAAGTAGTCCTTGAGTTCTTCTCGGAATACGTATCGGCTCTTCGGATATGGGATGTTGCTCTCACTACAGTACTCCTTATACAGCTTGTACGTCATAGCAAGGCTAATGTACTTCTCAGTCTTGAAAAGCAGGTAGTTCTCCTCGACAAAGTTGTAGAGCACATTCGTCCTGAGCATCATGTCCTGAGGCTTATAAGCATCGTAGTAATGCTTACCCAGACTCCTATAAACCCCCAGACAATGATTGGCGATCTTCCCGAGCTCATCACGGATCTGGGTCATCAGTGTCTGATACTCATCAGCCCGCACTGTTTCTCCGGTGGGGGAGATATCAATCAATCGTCGGATAATTCCAGACTTCGAGTCTGTGATCTTAACAGGCTTGTTAGTCCCGATGAAAAGGAGTGCATTGATTCGCTTAGGATATCGACGAACTCCCTTCTCATTAATGAGAATGGTCTCGTGAGCGACGACACTGTTGAGGAGCCCGTTTGTCTCGATTCTGGATAGGTCTCCGTCCTGATCGATGGCCACGAGCGAACTTTTGCCGAGAGAGCTGGTCGCGAACTGATCTGTCTTGGATCCAAGAGCTCCTGCATCGAACGTAGTTGTGTAGCCTTGGAAGAGGAGCTCCAGAATATTGAGGACGGTGGACTTTCCAGACCCGGGAGGACCATATAGGACGGCAAACTTCTGTATCCGTTTGCTATCCCCAGCCACGATGGAGCCGATGATCCACTCAAGCTTTCGTCGAGCATCCTCATCATATAGGACTCCAATAAGTCTTCCCCAAGCGTCCGGAGTGCCGTCCTCCAGCGAGTAGGGTAGTCTTGCGGTTGCATAATCCTCTTTCCTAGGTTTACTATCCGCAAATATGAGCTTTGAATTAAGCTCCTGGCCATTGTCAGGGAGCCTGGACTTCCATGTCTGGAAGCTGGTCCATAGTCCGTTGCTGTAGTTGGACAGGGGTTTCACAACGGTCTCGAGCTGTCCGTTGAGTTTCTTCTGGTGCTCGAAGAGGGACCGGTCTACAAACGTAGCGACGTCAAACTCGTCTGTAGACCAGAGCCCCTTCTCCTCGTCCCATATGGCTTGGAAGTCTCGCCCCTGAATTAGAATATCCCTCGACCGTCCGACGAGGAACTCAGGGTAGATTTCCACCTTTCCACTTTTAGTGGTACGCTCGCAGATTCGGTAGAAATCCATGAGTCTCCTTTACATATAGTTCTCGTTTGCGTAGGCGTTCATCTGGGCCCAGATCTCTGCCTTCCGCATATCACGTGCGCCGTGCAAGGGGATGGCACGAAGAGGGAACATGGATCCGTGTCCCATCTTCGTGTAGTCCCGTGCATTGATCCGCTCGAGGATGGACTCTACCTCTTCCTCGTGGCGGGGGTTGAACAGGGCCTCGTCGGTGTACTCGTAGAGACCACAGTTCTTCACCATCTCCCAGAAGTACCATTCCAAGGAATATGGTGTGTCATCATCCTCAAGCATCATGTCCATACGCTCGGCCAAAGCGATGAACATCTCGAGCATAGAGCATTCCTGCTCGTTCAGCCACACGTAAGACACGTCAGGGTTCTCCCGAGTGAATACCTTACGAAGCTCAATACCATCCAGTGCACGGTTGATGTCGTTCGCGATCGTCACCTTAAACGGCGTCTGGTGCATGATCTCGAGCAGACTCATGTAAGATACCTCAGGGGACTCGGCGATGCGAGTATCCCCCGTTCGATCCACAAGCCAGTCGAAATATGAGTTATCCGGTGCTGCCTCGATCATTACTCATCCTCGTAGGGCTCAACTCCGAGGACAGAATGCTCATAAGACTCGTCAATGAGAGTGATCTCAAAGTCCGCGTGGCGGCTCATGCTTCGGACGTAGATGATGGAATCGGATGCCGATACACCCGAGATGATATTGTCGAACCAAGAAGTGTTCGCAAGGGGGATGCCTCGATTGTCGGCGAAGACGTCATCCTCCATGTAGTAGGTCAGCTCGACATGCTCCTGGGCATTAGGAGCATTGTACTCTGCCTCGGTGATCTGATAGGCCTCGAAGTGCTGCCTATCGAGAGTTCGCTTGGTTACTTCCTCCTGGTCGGAATCGTCCACAGGACTCGGAGAGTAATCCACAACAGACTCCTGTACCACTGGTCCAGGTTCCTGTTCACTACCCTCTGGATCAGCGCTCTCTCCCACCTTCTCTTTGTGCTTCGACTCAGCAATTTCAGCCAGCTCCTTGTTGATCTCGATTGTTGCTTCCTGGAAATCTCGCTCGAACTTGCGAGCAAGTACGACATATACGCCCACTCCGCCGGCGATAACTCCGGCTCCAAATGCGAGTACTCGATCAAGCATATGCGCCTCAGATCTTGTCGTACATAACGCCGTCGACGTTGAAGTCGAGCGCCCACTTGGTGACGGTCCGACCCTTCTCGTCCTCACCCTCGAAGGTTCCCTCGAAGATGTTGAAGTCGACAAAGTCGTCGCCGTTACCCTTGACCCAGCCAGTCACAGCACCAGCGGGAGTGTGCGGGAACCCAAGCATCTTGTAGACCTCGTTGAGGAAGATGTGCCCACGAGTCTGCAGAATATCATTCGCGTACTGCTGCTGGCACTTGAGGTGAAGCATGGAAAGGTCCTCATCTGCGGACCAGTTGTTGTTCGTCTCGTCGAAGATGACCCCGTAAGGAGAGACTCCGTCAACGGCGGCAATAGCCTCCATCGTCAACTCGTTCTTGGTGAGGTCCTCCTCCGCGGTGGAGACGAGTGCGTCAATCACCGCGTCCTTGCCGAACTTCGACTCGACCTTCTTCTTGTAGGTCTTGAAGGCCTGGTCGACGGCAGCATAAGCAGCAGCCAGGGAGGCATTACGCTTGAGCATGATACCGTGCCCAGTAGCCAGCGAGACGATAGACGCCGCACCAAGAATCAGGGCGGGGGCATAAAGCTTCGCCAGCTTGGTGGTCATTCGGGTGTAGAGGATCACCTTGTCGTGCAGGGCGTCCTTGTCCTCGAGCTTGCCAGCCTCGTGAGCCTCGTGGACCTTGACGAGAAGAGCCGTCTCCTCAGAGATGGTCTCCTCAACCTTCAGCGTGGCCTTGGAGGCGAGAATGGTGGTGCCGATGAACCCGGCGGTTCCGGCGGCAGTCAGGATTGTCGGGGCATGCTTGCTGAGGACCAGCCCAGCGCGCCCAGCGAGACGGGTAACAATTCCAAGATTCATTTGATACGTCCTGCTTTCTTGAGTCGAAGGTAGATAGCGATTGCCTGGTCGTCTTCCATGCGTTCAACACGGCGACGCCACTTGTCTGAGTATGGGTAGGCGGCGATAAGCTCAAGCCGCACTTGCTGTGGATTCATCGTGAGTTAATGTGATCCGGTTTCGGGAGCTGAAGCATGTAGCCTCGACGGCTACGGATCACCGACATGTACCGGGCCGAAGTCCAGCCCCAGTTCTCGTCAGTGTATTCGGTAGTGATTCCGCACAAGTCGTACAGGTCCGCAACGGTGGCAAGACCGTATTCCTCGATGAGGTCTCCGAGTCGGTCGATAACGAGATAAGCCTCGTCCCGGGACTCAAGCTCGATTTCCGAGAAGTCATGGTAGCGACGGGTACGAGGTGAAGCATCTCGTCGGTTGCCTGGTGCCATGCCCGGTCGAGAGTACGAGCCGTAGGAGACTCGGGAGGTTGAAGATCCGCCGCGTGGGCGAGGCGAAGACTCTCCGAAGAGGAGACGCTCCACGCCCTGCGAAACCAGATCGGAGAGTGTGTTCTTAATAGCCGGGATCGCAACGTCGTAAAGTAGATACTGGCCAACATTCTCAATATCCTCTCCGACGAAAGCAGCTACAGCCTTCGTACCAAAGCTCTGCTTCTTCTTTGCGGCAGGCTTTGAGGTCACCTGCTCGATCTTCTTGCGCTCTGTGGTCTTGCTGTTGGAAGGTAGATTGGGGCGGATTGGTGCATTCGCCATAGTGGCTCCTTTGAGAGAGGTGGGGGCCCCAGATTTCTCCAGGGCCCCCAAATATATCAGAGTGCGTCGATCTCCGCCTTCTTCGCGTCCTCCTCAAGCTGCTTGTACTTGGGGTCGTTCATGACTGACTTGATGACGCTGGCGGGCATGATGCCGTCATAGAAGGCCTTCACCACATGAGGCTTCTCCATGAGCTCCTCGAAGAACGCCTCGTACTCGGGGCTGTTGAGGAATGCCTCCTTGATGACCTCATTCTTGACGAAGCGATCGCCCTGACGCTCACCATAAGCAGACCCCACAAGATCGTCGATGTACTTGATCATCGTAAGGCGGTCCTCGTTGTCAGTTGCCACCTTGAGCATCTGCTCGAAGGACTTGACGTTGTCGTACCGGCTGATGAACTCGAAGATCTCTCGACGGGAGAGGTTGAAGTAGAGTTTCTTGGTGGTGGGCTCGTCGTCGAAGAAGCCCTGGACTCGCAAAACGTGGGTGAACATATGTCAGTTTCCTTTCAGTTGATCTTGAAGTAGTTTTCCTTGGGGGCGACCAAGAAATCGATGGTTAGGACAGGCTCCCCCTTCTCGGTAAGGAGAGACCCGAATTCCACACTGAGGGCGTTGGGATCAGACCATCCAACAAGCTCACCGGCGGACACTGGCGGAAGCCCAAGTCCGGCGTAGAATTCGTTAAGGGAAGCGTAACACTCTGAGTTGAGCTGTCCGTTGATGTTGTTCTCGACTCGGCGAATGGTTTCGATGTCAGATTTGAAATACCTCCCTGAGAAAGTATCGTAGCACAGAACATCTCCTGATGAGGCCACAAGGACAGTCCCGGGACGTGGTTCACCAGCCTCCTGAACCGATTTCTCTGCAACGCGGGCCGCAACCTTCTGTACGTCCTTCGGTTTAACCACGTCCGACACCGCCTCGCGATATCGTCTAAACGCTGCCTCGCTGCCGGAATACGCCAGTGCGAACGCCGCACCGCGAGCGTACTGAATACGGTTTGCCGCGACAATCGATACCAGAGTTGCAACCCCTGCAATGGCCGGGGGAATGTAAACCCGATAAGATATTGCGAACTTCTCCCGCCAGGAGAGGTCATCCGGCGACCGGAGGTTATCTTCGCAATAATCGGCAATCCGTTCAATTGCGAGCGTCGTAGACTTCGCCGTGAGGATGGCTGTAGTGACGGTCCCAATGCACGCGGAGGCTGCGAGAATCGCCGGCGCGTTTGCCTTGATAAATTGCGTACAATTGTTCGCATTGATCACTTGTCCTCCTTGCTAAGATATGCGTCGACTTCCATCCTCACAAGGGACTGGATATCCTTACGAGTCAGAGTAATGGGGTCCTTACTGTCTCGATAGGCCTTGAGCCAGGTACCGATGAGGGCCATCAGCTGCGTCCAGAGAATGCAGATCGTAAGGGCTCCGAGAATATACAGGGTCCACCAGATGATGCTCATGAGTGCTTCCTTTCTAGTTTCTTGAGCTTGGGGGTCAGTTTCCAGTTCTGCGGATTGTTGATACAATCCAGGATATAATCCGGCGTAAACTCCCAGACACCGTTCTCCTTGGGGAAGTGCCGGAAGTCGATCGAGTCCGCCGCCATTCGTCGGAGGTACTCTCGTCGTCCATCTCCTCGTCGGAAAGCACGAGACTCTGCGGTGACGCCATCAACACCGAGATAGAGTACGGACAGAGCGTCTCCTGTGATAATGTCGGCATGTCGAGCCAGGAGCTCCAGGACCCCTCCGACAGTGAGGATGACGACCCGATTAGGTCGGGATGCACTGCGAACGAGTTCTTCTCGAGGAACCCCGTATCGCCATCCTCGGAAGGTCTCGACACAAAGGAGGTCCCCCCGTACTTCCCATTCAGCAAAGCTTTGATCCTTGAGGAAGTAGTAGGAAGATAGGTCCTCTCCCATACGCTTAGGTCGGGTGGTCGCAGTGCGGACAGCATGGTATCCCTCATCCTTCACCAGCTCCTTCTGGAATGTAGACTTGCCTGAGCAGCTCGGGCCTAGCAGGACTACTAGCATGTGCGCTCCTTTCAAAGAAAAGCCTATACCCCATGTCGGGGTATAGAGCTGGATTACCAGCGGTTGAGTCGGTTGTCACGACGCGAAATGAATCGCTGCTGAACCGTCAGAACGTGCTTCATACGGTTGTTGGCGCCCCTGCCGATAAAGCAGGATGCGAGAACAATACCGAGGATGAAGGTCACGGTCTTGATGGTAGAAACGAGAATGCGGGTCATGATGTGTCCTTTCAAACGAGGGGTTTCATAATACACCCCGTTTTTCTCGCGGACTACAGATGCAGTGTCAATCCGATCCCAAGAACAGACAAGACCACAAGACCCACCATAAGCCCCGTCTTGATGAGTATCCCGAGTCCGAGCGCGATGATGATAAGTACGCTCGTGATGAGGAGTGCGCATATAGCCGCAAGAGTCCAGTCATTCATTTCATCTTCTTTCTAATCGTGCGAAGCTCTAACCAAATAAGCCATTGCCCGAATTCCATAGTGCATCCTTTCTCGAGAAAAGCCTATAACCCAGGTAGGGTTATAGGTGAGAGTTCAGTCGTCAGAGTCTTCGGACTCGACAGCGTCTGCCTCGTCAAGGTCGTCGTGCTCAAGCTCTTCGGATTCCTCGATCTCCGGTACCGAACGGATCGCCATCAGAGTCAGAGCGGTGCCTGCTGCGAATACAGCGGCTCCAGCAATGAGCTTGGTAGCGTTCCGCTTGATAGCGGGGACGAGAGCGTCCTTGTTGAACTTGAACTCGAAAACCTTGTCGTTGGTCTCGACGGTGGTGTCGTTGGTGTCCATGGTGGTTCCTTTCGAGTAGAGGGGTCTCATTATAGTCATAGTTTTTTACGCGAAAGCCTATACCCCAAGTTAATGGGGCATGGCTGTAGACTAGAGCTTGGAGTAGATGGGGTACTTTGCCATCTCTTCTTTGCGCTTAGCCTTGTCAAGCTTTTCCTGGAGAATCTTATTTCTGCAAGAAAGCATGTCGACTCTACACTTGAGAGTGAAGGTCTGGTGCTTTTGCTCGTTATAAGCAATCCCGTAGAAAATGGTGAGCATGGTCGTAAGCGCTAGAGCGATGTAAAGCATGGTCTTTCCTTTCGTAGGTCTTCAATATACGCCAGGAAATACCCGCGAAAAGCCTATACCCCTTGGCAGGGGTACGGCTCCGTATCAGAACGAGATACGGTTCTTGAGCTGCCTAATCTTGGCGGCTTGCTCCTGGTTGGTCTTGATCAGGTTCTGGATGAACTCTTCGTTCTTGTCCCCGCAAGTGAGCAGTGTCGCAATGCGTCCACGGTAGCGATCCGTCTGCCTTTTGAGCTGACGAATCTCCCGGGACATAATGAATGCGCACACAGCCTGCACGAGGATAATCGCGACGAGGGCCAGAGTGACGTAGTAAGACATGGTGCAGTCCTTTCAGAGTAGGGTCTTCATTATACGCCAAGTATTACTTGCGAAAAAAAGAAAAGCCTAGATCCCATGGCGGGATCTTTGGCTGAAGAGGGGATGGATATCAGTTCCACTGCTTCTTCTTGCCGAATACCTCGGCGAAAATCAGCAGGGCGCCGATAACGACGAAGGGCAGGGCAATGAGGGCAACGAGAGTGGTCATTGTGGTTCCTTTCTAGGGTCTTCATTATACCATGTGTTATTTCTGCGACTCCTGTGACTAATGTGACTAAAAACATAAACGCGGGAAAATTCGGAGAAGCCTATACCCCTTGTTCAGGGGTAGAGACTTGTCAGAGATAGATGTGGTCGTACTCATTTGAGCTCAGTCCAGTTGCAGCAAGCTCCTCAGCGTAGTCGAGGGCGGCCTGTGCAGCGGCGGGAGAGAGGTTCATGAGAGTATCCTTTCTATGTCAGGGTTTCATTATACTCTCCGTTTTTCTCGCGGACAAAAAAAGATAAGCCAAGCCCCCCATGCGTATAACACAGGGGGCCTGACGAATCTCAGAAGGGTTTGACCTTCATGATGAGCCCGAATGCCTTCGAGCTGACGACAGCAAGTCGCTCGTACTGGAGGACGGCTAAGATACCAGCCATCGAGGTGACCGCACCAAGAATTGCATCCTTGCTGAGCTTCTTGCTTTCGCCAAGGGCTTTGGCTTTTGCAAGAGTCTCAACATTGCGAACAATAGTGGTGTAGTCATCCGAGGAAGGATCGTGAAGCTCGGCATCCTTCAGAGCTGACTCAATGGTCTGCTGAATGGGATCGGGTGTCTTCATAATGGGCTCCTTTCTAGGGTTTCATAATAGGGCAGGTTTTTCTCGCTTAGACCTGCTTGACATCCAGCGTCACCTTACCATTCCGGAGCATCTCGCCGACGCCCTGGTCGAAGGTAGCGTGAATACCCTGAGACTCGTCCACGTGAAGGGCCCCGGAGGGCTGATTACCCGTGTACTTGTTCGAGCTGACGCCCAGAAGCACACCAAGGAAGGTGTCAACCGCGGCAATCGTCCCAGCGACCTCAGTCGGGTAGGGAAGGTGCCAAAGGGCTGCTAGAGTGACATAGAGCGCAGAGGTAGCCGGGAGGGCAACCAGAGCAACCCACTTGAGGATGTCGTAGGACTTGTTCGTCATCTGTTTCTCCTTGAGGTGCTTAGCCATCTTGTTTCTTCTTTGCGGGAGGTCTGGGAGTGGGGACGATTGGTAGACGCTTGACCTCATCGACAATCCTCTCAGCAAGCCCATTTCCTCCGAACTCAGAGTAGGGCTCATAGAGGTACTTCATGAAGTCCTCATACTCATCGAGCGTGAGGTACCCTCGGTGAAGATATGTCTTTCCGACATAGACGATGCGGTCATGCGCCATACCAAGCAGCAGTTGGGTACTGGCTGACTTCCTTTCCCCGCGCTTCATAATCCATGCCCAGATCCCAGACGAGCCCAGCACCGAGAATACGATAGCCAGGCTCATGTCCAGGACTGGATTCAGACCGAAGTGCTGCATGTCATCCAATCGCGAAGTAGGGTCGGACGCCCTGCTCCGAGGTGTAGGCCGCGGTGTACTCCGATGCGTCAGTACCCACATAGATCGAGGAGTTCGTCGTAGCGATGTCTCGAGTCCAGTAGTTACTTTCGCAAGCGATGTAGTTCTTGGCCAACTCGAAGATCGGGAAGCGCCCGATAGCAAGATCCCCTCGCTGGAAGTCATGCCTTGAGATGGCTTGACGTCCGAAGATCATGTCCTCGGTCATGAGGCCGGCCGTGTGCGCCAGCCAGTCCGAACCAGTGATCTGCGAGAGGTTGTTGTAGGAGGTCGGGAACTTCGTCAGGGGCTGAAGAACGTTCCCAGTACCGAATGCGCCCTGAGCCGTGGAGATGGCTCGGTTCAGACCAGTTCGGCCGATCTCGAACGAGGTGAACGCCGTCGGGATGTTGTTCGTGTCGTTGTACCGGCTCGTGTAGAGGGGCTGGTCAGGGAGGACGATCACGTGGTGACGGAGGTACTTGGGGTAGCCGATTCCGTAGAAGTAGTCGAACGCGACAATACGCCAAGTAACACCGTTAATCGAGAAGTAGTCGCCCAGGAACATGTTGTCGAAGGTTCCGTTTCGGATCGACGTGAGATACGGGTTCACGTTGTTACCAAGGGATCCCCCTCGGAACAGGGAGTTGTGAAGACCTGCATTTCCTCGGCTAGCGATCTGGAAGAGGGTGCTAGCGTTATTAAGAGCTGAGTTGATGTTAACCAGCTTGCTCTCGTTGGTTCCGACTCGAGACTCGACGTTGGCAATCTTCAGGTTCTGAGCTGTATCAGAGGCCTTCAGGTTGGCGACCTCGGTGGCCGTGTTTCCACCAGCCTGAGTCAGCGCGTCTCGAACAGCCTTGAACCAGGTCTCAAACTCCCCCTGCAGCTTGTTCTGAAGCCCAGCGAGATCGATCGTGTTCGCCGGACCACCGATGTATGGAGCGCCGTTAGAACCACCGTACCCAACTCGAGAAGAGACATGCTCTGGAGAGATCTGACGAGCAGCCTTGAGAACCCGGATGTTGGCGAGTACCATGTACTTCTTACCCGGAGTATCCGTCGGCAGTGGAGCCTGCGGGTTACCGGAAGCCTGGCCAGTCAGCACCTCGAGTCGAGCGGCTCGGACTGCCTTGTTGTTGTCAACAGACAGCACAATCGAGTCGATACGATCCAGCGAGGCGTGAGCGGCACTGATGGACAGCTTCTCGTCGGCGGTATTCTCCACCCAACGGCGGTTCAACCAGGCCTTGCCGGATCCGACATATACGGCCATCTCATTGGTCCCTGGGCGAACCAGGAAGTGGTCGCCGACATTCGGAAACACACCATCCGAGATGATCCCATCGAACAGGGCGCCGAACTGTTCTGCGTCGTATACCCTGTCTCCGTTAACTGAATTGTAGAAACCACTAGATAGAGGCATTTGCGAAATCTCCGTCTCGAGGCTCGATCACGATGCCGGGCCCCTTTCGTAGGTAGTTGAGACGGAATGTGTCACCCGTCCACTTGTTTCGAGAAGCCATCGAGATGGCAGGCGTCTGTGTGAAACCGCTGTCTGACCAGGACTCAGTCATCTCGGTAAGCTGGGCCTCGATTGGCTGTCCGCCGTTTGTGGGTACGTAGTACATCACATCTCCGCAAACGAAGCCCTTACGGTACTCCACGTTCGAGAAGTTGTCAATCTTGCCTGACATAACGCCCAGCGGATTGTACTTCGGGAACATGGCGTCCAGAACCCAGTAGGGATACCACATCTCAGTCAAGGCCGAGACCATCTGTTTCTGGGCTGGAGTCAGAGCCTTCCAGTCCTCAGCTCGGTATGGCTTGTGAACCTGGGTGTTGTTCCACAGGGCCTCCCGTCGGTCCACACCATCACCATAGCGGAGTCGGTGCTCCCTACGGTGGGTTGTACCATCTGCAATCCAGTTGTCATTCAGCTCTACGTCACCTGAGTCAAAGACCTCGTAGACAACGTTCTTCGAGTCGACGATGGAGTATACAGCCTTATAGTCCGTGAAGTTCTCGTTCTTGTCGGAGAGCACGATGGTCTCGACAAGGCGAGGGTGCCGGATATAGGTGTGGAAGTTGCCCTGTTCCCAAGTGACCTTGTAATAGAGTGGATACCCATTTGGCTTACAGGCCTGAAGAATCTGACCGAATGGCTCGTTGAGGGGGCAACGGTCCCACACAACCCACTTTCCGTCCTGAAGCTTCTGTCCCGTGTCGTTCACATAGGCATACTCACTGACTTCCGGATCGCCATGAAATGTCCATCCAGGTAGAGCCCTGGAGGCACCGGCCGCTGGACCTAGATGGTTATTAGCCATCTGCTGAGCGAACAGCTGGGCATTGAACTTCTGCTGAGCGTCAGGTTTGATGAAGGTCTTGTGCTCCAGGACTCGCCAGGTGTAGACGCTCTCGAGGGATCGGCCAGAATATGTGTGCTTGTAGCTACCGTTGTTCTGCTGCTCGATTGAGCAGGTCTCAATAACCATCACGGTATCCGTGTCGTCCCTCGAGATGAAGTTCCCAAGGCGATACATAGGCACTGAGTCGGTCGTGAAGACCGCCAGCTCGAATTGGCCGAAGTCGTAAGCCCTCTCGGTCCAGTTCAGTGAGATGAAGTCATCTGGAATCTCACGTGTGTCCTTCCAGTCCAGACGGTTTCTGTAAAACAGATGCATTAGACGCCCCTATACAAGGTCTCGTATTCGATAGAGATATCCATGTCGTTGGGGTTCCCGACGAACTGTAGACCAATGGTGTTATTGCCCGGGTGGAGCTTGATCCATTGACTCTTGATGTCGAGAACACCGGTGATGAATGACTCCTTACCGCCAGCAATGTGCTTAACTGACTTCTTGGCGGGCCGAGTGTCGATGACAAGCTGCTCGCCTCGATAGAAGTCCTTGACCTTGTTGATGATCATCGCCTCATCGTAGGTCTGATTGATCACAGTCAGGTTGGACACATTGCCGTTGAAGGAGAAGGTGATTACAACGCCTGTGTCAGCGTCGCCAAGGTAGTTGATGTCCTTACCAGACGAGTTAGACATGTCGCCGAAGATGAGTTCCTTGGGGTTATCCGCAGACTTGAATGGGAACTGGAACAAAGGTGTGACGTCATTGAACCCAACAAGACCCGTGATGGACGGGGAGTTGGATCGCCAGTAAGGATCGATAGCAATCAGCGAGATTCCAATCTCCTGCCTTTCGGAGAAGATGTTCGGCTCGACTGACTCGACAATCATACTGGACTTGACGGCCACCTGGTCAGTAACCACGCCGAAGGTCACCGTCTCCCCAACCGGGAAGTAGCGGTATATCTTTCGGCGTTCAGTCTGGATGTCTTCCCCGACGGGGATGAGGGTGAGAACCACATTACGAGTCCCCACCCTCGCCCCCTTCAGGAATGCCCCATCAATCAGCGCATACCGCTCAAGACTGAGTTCCGTCTTGACTGGGCCAAGACCGGTGATCTCCTTGACTGCGATACCCGAGCTCCAGGGGTCGAATAGATCAAGATTGAGGGATTCGCCCCCCTTGGTGAGAGATGAGACTTCGGTGATCATACAGTCAACGCGTCCTTTGCCATGGCCAGCTGCGTCTTGGTGTTGCGGTAGATGTCTGCCGCATCAAGGGCCTCTGGCGAGTTGTTCGTCTGGTTGAAGGTGATGTTTGTGGTGCCATTTTGACTGTTCTTGTCGTCGAACTTGGCATCCACAGGAATTGTAGGCCGTGCACCATTCGCTGTGCTGAGCGTGGTACCGATTGCAGGCATAAGGCTGTTAATACCCTTTGCCTGCTTCTCCATCTCCTCGAGATTGAGAACGGGCTTGACTTCGGGCTTGTATGATGGGTCTTCCTCGATGAGTTCATTGACTCCCTCGAGTGCCTGCGACAGAGCTTCGTAGGCGGTCTTGCCCATTCCTTCGCTGGCATTAGCGATGTTCTCGTGCTCGGCGCGAATACCGATAGCGAGACCCTCGCCCATGAATCCACCAATAGTCTTCATGAGTCGGGAAGGAGAAGCGATACCCAGGTAGCTCTTCATCTTAGAGATACCATTCTTGGCGCCCTGAACCAGCTCAGAACCGATCTTCCAGGCCTTGGATGCAAGTCCGCCGGTCACACCATCGATGATGGCCCATGCGATTTCCTTACCGACCTGGCGGAATCGGGCCGAGTAGTTGTTGATCGCGTCTCGGACACCCTCAAGGAACTTAAGGATGGTCCATACGGCCTTATCAATGATCCGTCCGGCGTTGTTGCCGATTCCATCCAGGAAGTTGACAATCAAGTCTGCGCCAGCATTGATGATATTCTGCATATTATCAGCAATGCCCTGGATGAACTTAGCAACAGAATCAGCACCCTTAGAGCCGAACTCATAGGCATGGTTGTCAAGCTCAGTCAGCAACGCACTAATTAGCGTGAAGATGGCCTGGACGACCAGTGGTGTATTGGCAATGATGGCATAAAGCAATGCGCCAATCAGCTTCGCCATAGCGACACCGACCTCTGGGGCTTTATCACCTAGGGTGACAATGAACGCCGTAATAGCCAATGCAAGCTGGATCGCAAGGTTTGGCAAGATCTCGGCGAGACCCTTGAGCCCATTGATCAGAACCACGAATGCCGCCGCACCGGAGGTAGCACAGATACCAAGCACTGCCGCGAAAGCCGCTAGACCGATCGAGATCGGTAGAAGCGCGATTCCGAAGGCGATTAGAACCGCCGTCAGTAGGATCAGACCAGGGGCAACCAAGTCGGCAACGAATGCTGCAACCAGAAGGACAGTAAGACCACCAGCTAGAGCGACAAGGCCAATGGCCACCTGCATCCAGGAAAGCTGGGCGAGCCTCTCGATCGCCATTGCGAAAAGAAGCATGCTTCCAGCCGCAAGAGCAAGACCCGCTGCACCCTCGGTAAATGCATCTGCTGAGGCCATAGCGAATACCAGAATGGCCAACCCCGCCGCAAGAGCGATCATACCCTGTGCGAGTTTGACAATATCCATCTCACCGAGCTTCTCGACGGCATAGACGAACACGACAATGGCTGCCGCCATGGCCAGAATGATCGCTGCGCCCTTACCGCTTCCTCGACTGGCGACATTAACCGCTACAGCGAGCAAGGAGATAATGACTCCAATGGAGATAACGCCTTGCACAAGCTTGCCCATGTCCATGCTGCCCAGCAACCAGATAGCGGCCACTAGGATATTAACGGATACGGCCAAGGACATCAGGATCGCTGCGCCTCTGCCCATGTAGGGGTTCTTGCTGACGATAACCATGAATCCAGCGAGAGCTGCGATGATCGCCGACAGAGCAATAACACCCTGGAGAGCAGTTCCTGTTTTCATAGAGCCGAGCATGAATACTGCTCCTGCAAGAAGCACACAGGCTACAGCTAACCCAAGTAGAATATTAGCGCTCGGCTGCATGCGCTTTGCATTCTTCTGCACAGTCTCCATGAACTGTGTCAGCACAGTCAGGATTACCAGAAGTGCCATGACGCCCTGCAGGGCTGAGGCCGGATCCATGTTACCGAGCATCTTAACTGCGACAGCCATGATGACCATTGCCACAGCAAGAACTGTCAGGGTGCCTGCGATACCCTGGAGTTTGTCATGGTCGATCTTCTCCATCTGCTTCATTGCGAATGTCAACATCGCAAATAGGGCGCCTAGGGCGGCGATTCCCTTGATCAGCTTGGGGAAGGGGACCAGCGACATGACTATCAGTGCCGCAGCAAGGATCAGAAGTGCAATTGCGATCTGCTTAAGGGCCTCGGCCTTGATCTGCTCGATGAAGGCGTCCAAAGTCTCAGTCAGCTTGTCGAAGAAGTCCTTCAG